AAATAAAAACAATAAAACCACATGGAATAGTATTAAAAAGAATGATGGTTCAGTACAACATCTTGAATTTTTAAGTGATGAACAAAAAGAAGTTTTTAGAACTTTTGCAGAGATTAACCAAGCGTCAATCATCAATCAGGCGGCAATCAGACAAGATTATATTGACCAATCACAGTCATTAAATCTTATGATATCACCTGATATGCCGACAAAAGATGTAAACAAACTTTTGATAGACGCATGGAAATTAGGTGTTAAAACATTATACTACCAACACTCAATGAATTCGGCTCAGGCATTCGCAAGAAAAAAGTTGAATTTAAATGATTTACAATGTGTAGCATGTGAAGGATAATAATTAAACCCGTCGAAAGACGGGTTTTTTATTTCTTAAAAATACTTGATGATTATATTTATCAGTATGACATTAAATAGGACATACGGAATAAATTTTCCGTTTAGACAAAGTAAAACGGGTGACTATCTTTCTAAATCTGTTGATGTAGATGAAGAAATAAGGTCTAATTTATTACACCTTATTTTTACCAGAAAGGGTAGTAGATATTATTTACCTGATTTTGGTACTAGAATATATGAATTTATTTTTGAACCTATGGACGGTCAAACATTTGATTCTATTAAATCGGACATAAGAGATTCGGTAGAAAGATATATACCTAATTTAGAATTAAATAACATCACAATTGAACCATATACTGAAGATGAAAAAACGACAGTTAATGTTTTGAATAGTGAGGAAGAGCCAAATGAATATCAAATGTTTGATATTTATAGAACACCTGGTGAGGGTGTTAATGAATACACGGCAAAAATTAAAATAGAATATACAATAAAAGACTCAACTTTCTCTACTAGAGACTTTGTAATAATTAATATATAAATTTATGGCTAATCGTAAAATATCATATACTGAAAGAGATTTTGAAGGTATAAGACAAGACCTTATAGATTATACTCAGCAATATTACCCTGACTTAATCAATAATTTTAATGATGCTTCTATATTCTCAGTATTATTAGATTTAAACGCTGCGATTGGAGATAATTTACACTTTCATATTGATAGAAGTATACAAGAAACAGTATTACAATATGCTCAACAGAAGTCATCAATATTTAATATCGCAAGAACATACGGATTAAAAATACCTGGTAATAGACCGTCGATTTCTCTTTTAGATGTGTCTATCACTGTACCGGCATTTGGTGATAAAGAGGACAGTAGATATTTGGGGGTGATAAGAACAGGTTCACAATTTATAGGTGGAGGACAAATATTTGAAAATGTTAATGATATTGACTTTAGTTCTCAATACAATTCACAAGGTTTTCCAAATATAAAGAAGATACCTAATTTAGATACGAATGGTAGAATAACCAGTTATACTATAACTAAAAGAGAGGTAGTAGTTAACGGCTCGACGAAAATATTTAAGAGAACGATTAACTCTACAGACGTTAAACCATTTTTTGAATTTTTCTTACCTGAAAGAAATGTGTTAAGTATATCGGGAATAATCCAAAAAGATGGAACAAATTATACGACACCACCAACATACGATGAATTTATAACATCACCTGATTTGTGGTATGAAGTTGATGCATTGGCAGAATCTAAAGTTTTTATTGAAGATGTCACAAAAAAATCAGACAAGCCAGGTATAAAAGTTGGTAAGTATATTGAAACCAATAATAGGTTTATTAGTGAATATACACCTGAAGGTTATTGTAAAATAACTTTTGGAGGTGCAACAACAACAGCCGATGAACAGTTAGAGCAATTTGCTCAAACAGGAGTCCCGTTAAGATTAGAAGATTACCAAAATAATATAGGTCTAGGGTTAACAGTTAAACCTAACACCACAATATTTGTTAAATATAGAATCGGTGGAGGCAAGACATCTAATATAGGTGTGAATACTATAACACAATTAGGTACAATAAACTTCTCAGTTAACGGACCGTCAGAAAGTATAAATCAAAATGTGATTAGAAGTTTATCATGTAATAACCCTACCGCAGCTATTGGAGGTGATAACCTACCAAGTATGGAAGAGGTTAGAAATATGGTTTCATATAATTTTTCGGCACAAAAAAGAGCGGTAACAATAAATGATTACAATTCTTTGATACAAACAATGCCGAGTAAATTTGGTTCACCCGCAAAGGTATCCATAACAGAATTAGATAACAAAATCAACATTGAATTATTATCATATGACTCAACAGGTAAATTAACCAATACCGTATCTAATACTCTTAAACAAAATATCGCAAATTACTTGTCTAACTATAGGATGATTAACGATTATATTTCAGTTGGTAGTGCAAATGTCATAGATTTAGAATTTGAACTTTACATCGTTGTTGAAAATTCTGAAAACCAAGGAAGTATTATAACCAATATAGTAAACAGTATTGATTCATATATGTCACCATTAACTAATTACCTCGGTAAGAATGTTAACATTTCGGACATAAGAAGAATTATACAAGGAGTAGCGGGTGTACATACGCTTTCAGATTTAAAAGTATTTAACAAAGTTGGTGGTCAATACTCGTCATCTGAAACATCACAACAATATGTTGATACGAGTACAAAACAAATTAAATTAATTGACGATACAATATTTGCACAAGCGAACCAAATTTATCAAATAAGATTTCCTGAAAAGGATATAAAGGTTAGGATAAAGACACTTGGTTCGGTCAATTTCTCATAATTTATAATAAGTATACTTTTACATTTTATTACTTAAAATTTAGATAAATAACTATTTATTCTAAAACAAACTCTATGCAAAAATCTTATAGATTAAAAGCTAATATTGGTGTCGATAAGGAAATCAGATTAAACATCGAGCAAGACTTTGACTTCTTGGAAATTTTGTCTCTTAAATTAAGACAAGAAGAAGTATACAATAGGTACTGCTCAGACTATGGGGTAATTGCGGGTAGAGTCATAGTAAACGGAGGATTTGGGGTACCGAATGTAAAAGTATCTGTTTTTGTACCATTAGAAAACGAGGATGAAAATAATCCTATTATATCCACTCTTTACCCGTATAAAACACCTTCAGAAAAAAATGAAGATGGGTTTAGATATAATCTATTACCTTATGAAAAACAACATGGAGGACACACACCAACAGGAACATTTCCCACCAAAGAAGACATCTTAATAAGAAAAGAGGTTTTAGAAGTATATGAAAAATATTATAAGTATACTGTAAAAACTAACGATTCGGGTGACTTTATGATAGTTGGAGTACCTTTAGGTACACATAAAGTCGTTATGGATTGTGACCTATCAGATATTGGTGAATTTTCATTAAGACCTTATGATTTTATTAGAATGGGATTAGCCACTCAAAATCAGTTTAATGGTTCTTTATTTAAATCTTCAGAAAATATCGATTCACTACCTCAAATAATACATAATGTTGTTGATATAGAGGTCACACCTTTTTGGGGTGAAAATGATTTATGTAACATAGGGATAACTAGAGTTGACTTTGATTTACGGGAACAAGGTATTGAAATAACACCTCACTCGGTTTTTATGGGGTCAATAATTTCAACCAATGAAGATGATTATATAAAATCTAATTGTAAACCCAAAAACACAACAGGTGAGTTATGTGGTATGGTCACAGGTCCAGGTCAAATTTTAGCAATTAGACAAAGTAGTGATTTAGATGAAAATGGTTTACCAGTATTAGAAGAGTATAAATTAGAAGATGGTGGTTTTGTTATAGATGAAAATGGGACTTGGATGGTTGACCTACCGATGAACATGGACTATATAATAACAAATGAATTTGGTGAGCAAGTTATTACTACTTTACCTAATGAAGGAATACCGACAACATCAAAATATAGATTTAAAATAAAATGGTTAAATGAGGGAGGATTAACCAAAGATTTACAAAGGGCAAATTACTTAGTTCCAAATATTAAAGAACATGGTTGGGTTGGAGATAGTGTTGATGATAGACCATCAGACGATGTGATTAATAAATCTTATGCGTTTTCTTTAGATTGGAATGATTACTATGATGTACAATCTGCGATTAATTGTGAAGACACATTTTATAAATTTATCTATAATAAAGTTTATACGATATCTTCACATATTGACAGATTTAAATGGGGTAACGGAAGAAGAAAACACATAGGTATAAAAGATATAACAAATAGAGAATGTATAACAGAAAACAATAGATTCCCAACAAATGACGCGAGTAAAAAAATGGGGTTAAATATGTTATTGTTTGATTTATTTATGATTATCGCCACAAATATTTTAATAGTTGTAATACCTTTAATACATATTGTTGCTGTACTATATAATATAATTGCATTTATTGTTAATGCATTGGCTGCGATTGTAAATATAATTATTTATCCGATTTGCGTCTTTATTGCTATGATTTCAAGAAGTCGAAGGGTTAGTGATTGTAGGTTATTTCCTGAAAACGGATTATTACCACGGTTTAATGACTTTGTTAATATTTCATTACCTATGTTAAGTTATCCTGATTGTGATAGATGTTCATGTAGTACTGAAAAAGTTGACACAACAAGTGAAGGACTGGATGATGCAAATGCTCAATTAGCACTATTACAAAGTGGTGCAATTGCAAATGTTACAAGTTACGGTTACTTCAATAATTTGACATCGTCAACCTGTTGTCCTAACAATGATGATAAATCAGAATATTATAAATTTATAGTTTCTGGTTATGACGATAATGTTTTAGACGGATATGGAGGTTCCGATTTAGAAAAAAAATGGAGGACTAGATTTTTTAAATCACCCGTATACCCAACATTTGAAAATTGTGATTATGACGAAGATATTTTAGATAACGCGAAAAAAAGATTATCACCCAATGTTACATTAGCACAATCGTTAAACTTAATGAATAGGAAGATAATGTACAACGGTCAAAATAGGTCGAATGCAATACAAACGACATTAATTAATGACCAATTACCAGGACCCTCATCACAACCTTTTACTGACAATGTAATGATTGTATTATGTGACTGGGGAACAAGTTTTGAATCTGGTTCATTAATAACTATGAATGATTTGAATAACATACCGGACCCAAACACTCAAATATACACTAATTCAGGCGGTAATCAATTTGGTAATAATAGTATTACAGGAACATGTTCAAATTGGAGTTCACAAAACTTAGTTGGTGTTAATGTTAAATATCAAAAAATAGATGGTAGTGAGGGAAATTCTACAGTTTATATTCATAACCCAATAGAAACGAGGTCCTACAAATTTAAATCGGGAGTCGAATACTTTCAAGTTATTACTGGAATGACATTAAATGATGTCGCCACATTAAACTTAGGACAAAATAATGACTTATTTAAGTATCATATTTTTAATAAAAAATCTTATTACTCTTGTGACCCTGACACTAACTTGGACGACTTAAATAATTACGTTAAACCATATCAATTCTATCAAAACTATAACGACCTAAAAGTTTATATAATGGTTAGAGGTGTTGACGTATGGACACCAAAACAAAAAATTAAATATGATTTATCTAAAGTATTTGGTAGAAATAGCTTTAATAATTCGGTAACCGTTGAGGGTGAATTTTACATGAATGTACCAACACAAAGAAATAATAATGTACAGAACTTTAATTCACCCGGATTATCTGCTAACCCAATTAACGACCATAGATTAGATGAATTTACACCAAATCCACACTATGAAAGAAACGGCTCAAGCAATGATTTCCAATGGTTTTCAAATGATAATAATGGTGTCAGTGCCGGTGGTACTATAAGTGGGTTATTTCACAAACCATATAGTGGGTTTATACCAAATCCTCAAGAATGGATTTCATATGATACATATTCATTCAATAAATATTCGTCAATAGATGGACAAGTAAAAGACAGAATTGACCAAGATTATGGTTTTGATAATGATACCTTTAGTCCTGATAGTAGTAATGTGATAGATAATCCTGATGAAAATAATACACCATACAACACATCAAATCCTCAGATTAGAATTGATGGTTGTGGTTATCAATTTACT